CCCACTTTTGCCGCCGCTGGGTTAGGATTCCAATATTGATACATCTCTCCGCCCTCCTTATAGTTTTATTATCGCAAAAAAATAAGCGTGTCACCACGAAGGCAACGCGCTTATTTCTCGCATGATTTTTAGTTATCTTTAGTTCCTTAAAGGCTGTTTATGTACGGGATTGTGCCAGGAACTAACAAAATCTTTTCTACGGCACAACTCCACAGCCCCTGTAATCCTCTCGTGCTTATATCCATTTTCTCGGCGGCTTGCTCCTGCGTTAATCCGTCAAAAAGCAAGTACTGTACAGTTTCGCGCTCCCGCAAGGTTAAGCGGGCACACGACAAGGCATAATCAATAAATTGTTTATCGCCTAATTTCCAGAGTTTTTTTATCAAACTTCTGTTCACTGTATCACCTCAAACACGCAAAAATTACGTAAATTTATTTCGTTTTGTCCAGTCCTAAAATCGTTCTAACCTTGTCTGGGAGCAAATCAGGGTTAATTTTGCCAATGTTTTCCACGATGGAACCAAGCTCCATCAAAATAATGTATACGCACACGCCTGCGGCAATAGGAACTTGAAAGCCTAAGTCCACATATCTCTGCGCGTAGTCGATAAGATACGCAAGCACTACAAGCATAATGGAGCCAAATTTATGATACAATCCTTTCCTCATTTCTGAGGATTTCCACTTGTGGTTGGCACAGGCGGCTACTCCGCCGCTAGCCAAATCAAAAACTACAAAAATACAAGTTATTAAGGGTAACATAATATCTACCATCTCCATTCCTCCTTAAAAAATTATTTTTCTTTTGTTTTTATAAATTAATTAAAGCCCTCTTTAGTTAACTAAAATTGATAATCATACACACCATGCCATTTATAGCATTTTAATGTATCCATATATACATTTTTGTTCCCTACCGGAACGAAATAGCCTTTGTCGAAGGTTTCAAAATATCCAAAAGGCAATTCTCCAGTACCATCATTGTATCCAAAATTTCCGAGTCCATAATTATACAATGTTATTCGGTACTGTCCACCACTTGCACAGTCCATGATTACTGTGTTTTCTTGTTTGGTGAAATTAAATTTTTCTGTTGGATTTAAAGTAACCTGTTTTTCAGAGTTCGGAACATATAACGTAATCCCATCATATTTGTAAAATTGGCAACCATAGTATCTATTGCAACAAAAATTATCAGCGACTGGTTTAATAGTTACATCAACTTCCATTTTGTCTATAAGAGTATATCGTCTTGTTTCTTCAATGGCTTTTGTTGCACTTGCAAAATTGCCACTCGTGATAGTCTGTGGGAAATACAAATCATTTTCTGCAATAATAGTTATATTTCCATAATATAGTCCATCTTTTGTAATTTCATTTCCATCACATATAATCTTCAAACTCGTTTGTTCCGCTGTTGGGTATTCAATACCACTTATTGTTTTGCCATGAACACCTCCAGACCATTCACCAACCCAATTATCTGTATCTTTTCTGTGAATAGAAATAGGACCAATTGTGTCGCCATCACTTGTTCCAAGCTCTTTCGAAATGGAAATGGCACCATTTTCAATCTTTCCAATATACATTTTGTAAATGTCGAAAAGATTGTTTACTCTAAATCGTTTAAATTCTCGGCAAAGTAATTTGTCATCACCAATTTTAACAAAATGTGTGATAACACCATTTTTCACATATACGCCGTTGCTTTTTTTTAATATTTTACTTTTTCCATTATAAGTAACGCTAGAATCAGCTCCACTTACATAAAAATATCCATTGCTTGTCGGAGTGTATTTTGCTTCCCAGTATTTGTATTCTGATGTATTACCGACAAATTTTTCTCCATCTTTAGACGGAAATGATTCTTCAGCAGATGTTTTTAGCGTTGGAGAAAACAGAGCGAAAGGATTTATTAGTTCATCATTATCTCCAAATCCACGTATTGTATATTCAATACCCTTTTTTGCTTCATAAATAGATGTTTTTGTATCCTTTGTATTTTGCAACATAAACAAATTGTATTGATTATTAAATATCGGCTTTGCACCATCGACCTTATATTCTACGTCAACGTATTTTTTTATTAATATTTCATTAAAAATCGTATTGTTAACATTACCTAAATCTTCCTTTATCAAACTAATTTCTTTCTTTAGCGGACCAAGATCTCCTGTTGTTCCCCCATGTTTTGAGAGTATATACGCCTCATCTCCCGTTAAACCACTTTTTCTCATGTCCTACACCTCCCTAAAGTAAAAACCACTTGCTATCAGGTGCATAAAAGCCATATAATTCCCCTGTGTCTACACATAACGCCGTCGAACCACTTGCAACATAATGAGGCAATTTATCTACTTCAGAAGACTTCCCCCAGTAATATCGCTTACTTCCGTCCGTATCTATACAATCCCAGCCGCCTAAATCGTGTATAACATCTCCTTTGCGGTATGTCTGCCCGTCAATAATTATTGTTCCACTAGCTATCATACTTCCACCTCCTTATGCATGAATCGTATCAGACAGCTTTAGCAAGCGATCTGCGAGCATCTCATTTTGTTTTGTAAGCTCTTCTATTTTTTTGTTTAGTTCTGGTATGGACGGCGTGTTATCGTTAAATAGGTGTTCCGGTTCTTCTCGGTCAACATTCTCAACGATTTCATACTTTCCTTCCTTATTTGCCTCGATATGACACGTACCATTTTCGTTGCACCACTGCGCAGCTTTTGGTGGGTATAAACCATCAAATACGTATCCAATATAATATTCTTCCATAATTACACTCCTAACACATATCTTAGTACAAACCCTTGATTGTTAACGGCTATTCCGTTTTGTGCGTTATTAGATTTATTACTGTCAGTACCCCGTATAAATGTATCACCGATATATAGGTATTTATTTAATCCGTAATATGGATTGCTCATTAACATACCATCTCCAGGTCGCCAGGCAACGTGCTGTTTAGGTACAAAAAACGTTGTCCACCACCAATTATCACAAGCTCCATTACTATAGTGACTCCAGACAAATACTGCACCGGTCGGTTGCATTGATATTGGCTCATTTAGTGTAAATTCATGCCCTGCAAGCATAAAATATCCTACGCTGTTAGCATCCCACAGGATGTTATTTTTACCTAAGATGCACTCTACGTCATTAGATACAAATTGGATGCGGTGGTTATCGACATGCATCCCGGTTCCCATAGACTCGTACAAGTCACTGTATGTTGAGCCGTCCTTGACGGTTAACGAAAGTCCTGTGGTGTCCTTGGTTTTATCGTAATACAATTCCAGAGCCGCCTTGCCGCCGCCATGGATGTCGTCTGGGTTTGTCTGCTGGGTGGAAACAACAATGTTGCGGTCGGATTGCATCACGGAGCCGGAGCCCTCATAAGTTTTATCGCCGTCCGCGTTGGTGATCACGATAGGTGCTGTACCAAACCTTACAATTTCACTATTTCCTTTTCGTACAGCCATACCATATGCATCAAGTAAAGTATTTTGTGTAAGGGTGTTCCCTCTCATGTCGCCAACTATCAGTCCAACACCATCTATATAATCAATAAAATTTGTTGCAGTTTTAGCCGCATTAATAATTTTTTCGTTCTGTAACCCAAAATTTTTAACGGTTCTTTTTTTAAATCTTTCATGCGATTGTTTTACTTTTTCTGCGGCTGTATCATCTGTTGGTGGAGATGTAAGATTTCCAGTAAGCCATGCTTTTCCACCGGAGACACGTATTTTTACCGTATCCCCAGATTTGCAGTTAATAGCCATCTGCGCAGGGGTTTCATCTGCTCCGCCGTCAATGTGGACATATGCTGTTTTTTCGTCAACCCGAAGGACTTTTGCAACTGTATCGTATGCTTTTGTTTTGCTTTGCTTCATCGCCGAGGCAATCTCTTTTACAAACTCATTCAACGCTTTCCACCTCTTCCTTTGTGCGGCAACCATGTTCTAGCGACAGCGATTGTGACGTTATTCTAAATTTCCCGGTAAGATTATGCCTAGGATAATTCAAAAAGACCACATCTCCTAAAAGAACGTCCTCGAAAAATCGCCGGCTGTACTGTATCGTTCTGGCAGGATTCTGCAATTCTTTTAGTTTTCTAACAGCATAAGCCGCTATGCTTTCCCCGGAGGATAATTCAACGCCTGTTTCCGATTTCCACACTTCCCTACCACGATTTACCGTTGATAAAAAGCTATCTGGACTATCATCCCTTGCAATAGCCGCTCCGTAATCATCGTGTATCGCCATGAAACAATTTGGTGTGTCATACCAATTAAATGTGTCTGTTACATCACACTCTATTATGTCGTTCGCGTTAATTCCCACCGTAAGACTGCTATTATTATCATTTGCGCAGATAACAATACTTCCATCGCCAAGTATTCGCATCCGCCAGCCAATGGCATCTAAAATATGCAGCGCCATTGTGAGCCTTGTTTCCCCATCTTCCGCAACGATATTATCTGTAGTTATCGGCGATGTTCCTTCGACATACACAGGGGCGGGGATGCAATCATTAAGCAGATTTTTAATCTGTTTTGCTCCGCTACCGGCTGGTGCATAATAGCCACGCGGCAGGATTACATCATCTGCCGGCTTGAGAACGGAATAACAGTCAATATTGTAAGTTTCTCTCACACCATCAAGCTTTCTTTCTGGGAAGGCGGTCAGGCCAGTAAACAGTGCTACTTTTGCTCCTGACCCTCCCTGTCTGGCTTGTAGGTAAATGCGGACCCAACACTCATTGTCTGTTATTTTTTCCGTCATTGTGACGGAAGCAGATTCCCTTAAATCTGACGTACTATCCCGGTCAATACTGCCCTCAGTAAATTCAAATTCTTGCTGGTCTGTCCACGTCTTTGGGTCAACTGTCGTCAAAATATATCTTGCTGAAAATCCTTTGCTCCAATCCATCACATCACCTCGATAGGATGCTCTGCGCTCCACTGCTCTTCGGTTACGGCATCCAGTTCTTCCGAGTCCACTTTTTTAATCGTTAGTGAGAAATCTGTCCGCATTTTATTGTCGTGGTCTTTTTTCTCTGATACCTGTATATCGCAGGAAAAAGACGAACCATCTGGTGTCCTAACGTGGCATATTCCGGGATACGTTGCGAGCCGTCTCATCTGCTCAATCATTGCTGGTTCTGTCAGAGATATACTTACTGCATCAATTTTTAAATCACGAGTGACTGCAGGATTCCAGTCACCTTGTACGGAGCCGCCAAGATAAACTGTCCTCTCGAAATCTTTATCCCATGAGTTATCTAAATCAAGGTTATACTGGATTTCGATAGATTCACCGTCAAAATCAATGATTGCCTTTTTATATTCGATGGAAAAATCGCTATATAACCACGCAAACGAACTATCTGACGTTATATAGTCACCGTTGGCAGTTTTATTTACAACCAGTATGCCGCCGTACTCATTTAACGCTGGGTATGGGTCAACATATTTCTGTCCATAAACCCCATTTTCCAGAATCAATTCTGCTCTGTCTACACTCATCCGATACAAGTCGAATGTATCCCCATCAGCATATGTGGTTGGTTTAGCAACAACAATACTCGCTGTTTTGTTGTCTGCAATCGTATTTACAGTGGCCGTTGGTACTTCCGGCTGGTGTTTCCACCGTACAACAAACGGTATCTTTTTTTCTGCCACATGGTCATAAATATCTGTAAATGCAATCTGTATGCTGTACCTTGCACCGTCATCCATCTGCCCGATCAGGTCGCTTAAGCCAATAGCATAGCTGTCTGTTTCACTGCCAGTAAAACTAGCAATAATTTCATTGGCAAAATGTTGTTCCTTTAATCCGTCCGGGCGCAGAATATAATAATCCTCGTCCCTGACAATCGTTACTTTTGCTGTGCCAGCAGAATCCCCGAAGGAAGGGACTATTGTTAATGGTAGCTGCTCTAAATAATTTGTTGTACCTTCCGATGATTCTGGTACTGTCTGGTCGCTTGTTTCCGTGGTAACATCGCCAGAATTATATGCAGTTGATTCCGAAACAAGATTTGTTGTCACGCTGTCTATCGCAGGTTTTGCAACAATTTCAACAGCCACAGAATCTGACCATGCCCCTTCCTTGCCTCCCTGTGCTGTAACCATTGCTTTTAAATAATGGATTTCTCCTACATTCCACAGATTGCTCAAAAGGCCACTTGCAGTATAGATTTTATTAATGTTTTCAATAGTTTCCGATAATGTCTCCATGCCGGAAGACATCATTAAAACAACGACGTTTCCATCTTTGCCTTTAACTGGCTCATCGTTAACCGCTTCCGCTATTTTTATGCTCGCTTTGCTGTTTCCGGTGTAGCCGACACTGCAAATAACTGTATCGTCCATAGCAAGATAATTTTCTGTCGTTGCAAGCGTAGGAGTCGTTGGGGTCTCGCTCAGAGATACGGAAACCGTATCAGACCAAGGAGATAACACTTCTTCGTCTCCAGACGTGTCTCGCAATCTTACGCGGAAATAATATGTTTTTGCCGATTCCAGAGACCCGATGTGCCACGTTGTTTCCCTGTCCTCCACGTCATAAGTAGTTGGGGCTTCCGTACTAATCCATGCGTCCTCGTGGTCTGCCCACGCAACGGTAGCCGCATCCGCATTTTTCCACGACCAATCCCATGTTAGTTCCACGGTATCAGATGCCACCGCCATTGCAGTTATATTTTTCGGTGGGACTGCAATCTTTCTTGTTTCCGAATAAATCCACCCAGACTGCATGAGAGGGCTAAGTTTGTAGGTGGTGCCAGACGCTCCATTTTGAGGTGTGGAAGTTCCAGTAAAATTTTTGAGCGCAATCTGGTATTCGGTACCGCCGGAAACATCCGGACACGCAACTGTGATTGTCCCCTCTTTGTCGGTAATTGCAATAATACCTTTTTCCTCGTTGCCTATTTTCATCCAGACGGCTGTTTTAGCGTCAGGAACTTCCGTGTTGCGTTCAACGCTATTGATAGTAAGTGTTGTTCCTGTTGCCGATACCGTATCAAATGACGGGGATTTTAAAGCCCCTCGTGCCGCTACTCGTGGCTCGGAATACGCATATTTTTTATCGTGCGTACTTTGCACTCTTGTCCACATAATCTGGTCTTCCGCTATGCCATCGTCTGTGTTAAAATCTGCTGACACCGTATAATCATGGTACGCAACAGTTACTCCTGTACTCCATGATGTGCCGGTATACCTCTCTCCACTTTCCGGCGTGTCTATGGCATATTGTAACTCCATAGAATCCACAGGGCGGTCCCGCGGCGATGCCTGCACCCAGTTTGCCCATACATAGCGGCTAGAGGAGCCTATCTCTTTGCTCCCTGTACTCTGTATATTTGGACGCTCTGGGATGCTGTAATAATGGTATGCATAGCTCCAACCGGAATCTCCGGCACACCCTCTCGATTTTGCCCTTACAATACGGCAAAATGTCTTGTTTTGTGTCGGGGAACCATCCTCTGTTATCGCCCATGTGCCAGACGCTCCCGTATAGGATGCATTGGTAAAGCGAGCGTTTGCAATGGCGCCCTTATAGTTTGTCATTAATGCGGTCTGTACCTGCGTCCTTGCAAAATGCCTTGCATCATTTGCCTCGTATGAGGTATTCCAAGTAAATGTACCTTTATTTGCGCCAGTATCATCAAGAGAATAAGAAACGGAAGGGGCATTTGGTGCATAAATGGTAAATGTCTTTGTGGAATGTGCGGCTGTATAGGTATGCTTTTTATCACTTTTTGTTTTGCCCTTTACCTTAAATTCTATTGCGTTTAATAATTTTGATGAGACAGGATAATAATTTTTTGCATTAAGTGCTACCGTTTTTTTAGTTGCTGATTTTCCTACATCTATTTTTTTCCATTTTGTCCAATCCCATTTGGAGGCACCAGCGTTTTTTGTATGTAGACGATACCATAGCCACTGCCCATCCTCATATTTTTTCGCCGGTATTTTCCAAGATATTGTAAATTTCAGATTGTCTCTCGATATAGACAGACCGCTGGGAGCAGCAGATTTTTTCTTTTTCTTTGCCATTATGCCATTTTCACCTGCCTTCTAAGCTCGCTTGCCATCCTTCTTCCCCATTCTTCCGGATTATCTGCACCGTTTACAGTTACGTTAATAGTTACATCGTTTTTCGCTCCCTGTGTTGCCTCTTTGATATCGCTCATTAATCTGCTACGACCGTACAGCATCTCGTCTCCTGCTTCTCCTGCTCCAAACAAGGTGGCATCAGAAAATACATATGGGCTTTCCATAGCCTTTTTATACCAGCTAATGTGGAATGATGGCAGAGATCCCTTTCCGCCAATACCAAATGGAGCCTTTCCGCCGGAAACACTCAGATGCGGTAGGTTTAGGTGTGGAAGAGACCAGCTAAACTTTAAGGCACTCTTAAATCGTCCAGGGAAGCTTTTTACAAGGGATACTGCCTTGGTAAAGATACTCTTTACAGCTGACGGTATCTTAGTAAATGCCCCTTTAACAGCGGATAAAATGCCGTTGCCCCTAAATGCCCCTTTGAATCCGTTTACGGCATTTTTAGCAGCAGTCTTCAAGAGCGACGGGAGATTTTTGACCCCTTTTATTATGCCGGTAACAATGTTTTTACCAAGCGAAAACCAGTTAAACGCTGTAAATACGCTTACGATTGCTGTGATAATCTTCGGTAAATTAGCAATTAATAACGGAATCGCACGAACTAAGCCAATCGCTAAATTTGTTATGATTGTTACTCCTGTTGCAAGGATTTTTGGCGCATTATCGTTAATAATGCCAGCCAAATTCGTTATGATTGTAGGTACATATGCAATCAATACAGGAATAGAATTAATCAGCCCTTGAGCAATATTCTGGATAAGTGTCAGGCCTGCATTTATCAATTTGCCTGCGTTGCTCCTCAATGACTCTGTAAATTGTGTCAGCATCGGCAACGCCTGCCCCAAAAAGGTCGGGATGCCCTGAGTCATGCCGTTAGCGATAGTCGTCAGCAAATTAACTCCGACCGATGTAAATACATTTAGCCCTGTGGAAATCGTAGAGGCAAGATTATTTAACAGTTGGCTGACAGCAGTTGTAATACTGCCAGAATTTTGAGTAACGCTTGAAATTAAACCGTTTATGAGGCCGCCGCCGATTTTTGTCAGCCCCGGCAACTGGCCGCTAAAATTAATCGCATCTTGCGCCAGTTTGGAAAGGGCGCCGCTTATGCCGCCAGATTCCATCGCCTCAGCTAATCCACTAACCTCGCTTGTTATACCTTTGATGGCACCACGGATAGTACCTGAAAAAGTATTGTAAAAGGCAAGCTGTAAACCTTCTGTGGCACTAGACAGCAAAGTTATATCACCCTGCAAGTTATCTAACTGTGTAGCCGCCTGCTGTGCCGCAGAGCCGGAAGAATCTTGTATTCCCTTCCAGAATTTTTGTACAGTCGCGTCACTTGATGCGGTCATTTTGTTAAATGCCTGTAAGCCTTGCGTTGTAAAAATCGTAGCAAGAGCGTTATTTTTTTGCTCTGCTGTCATGCCCTGCAAGGAGCCATTCAGCTCGTCTACAAGGTCGTTAAAGTCTTTTGCTTCACCGTTTGTTTTGTAGGCGGATACCTTTAACTGATCTAAAGCTTTTGATGCATCATCAGTCGGAGTATATAGGTCTGCCATTGCCCTATTTAACGCCGTAGATGCCTCAGAGCCTGTCACGTTCTGCTCTGCCAAGCGGAGTAAGGAAAGCGTGACACTGTCCGCCGCTTGGCCGTAGTTTTTTGCTGTGGCGGCAGAGCCTGAGAAAGCCTCTCCAAGGCCTCTTACATCCGTATTGGCAAGAGTAGCACCCTTTGCCATTAAATCGGCGTAATAAGATGCGTTACTCATCGAGTCGCCAAAGCCTTTTACCGCACCCGCGGTATACGATGCCGATTCTTCCAAGCTCATAGCACCAGCAGAGGCAAGGTTAAGTACCGTTCCGATGCCACTAATCTGTTCGTCAGCCGACAAACCAGCCTGAGCAAGGATATTCATGCCTTCCGCTGCTTCCGTTGCGGTGTACTTTGTAGTGCGCCCCATTTCCTCAGCCTTGGCTTTGACATTCCCTATTTTATCTACGGTTGTTCCCATTGTGGCCGCTACCTGAGACATTGCGCTGTCGAAACTCATCCCGGCATCTATTGATGTTTTTGTAAATGCAACGGCGGCGGCAGAGCTGGCCACCATAGCTGTTTTAGCTACTTTCCCGACCGCTTTAAATGCCCCGCCGATTTTTGATGTGGACGAGCTGGCGTTACCTTCTGCGTCTTTCAGCCCCTGCTTATATGCGGTGTCTTTGATTGCCAGAGTGACAAACAACTCCATTACATTCAATCATCCATCACCACCAATCCGGCTCTTTTAATGACGTCCGTGGCTATTTCTTCGCCAGTCTTTGTTACTGTTTGTTTTTTGTTGTTATTAATTAAATCAAAAAACGATACATAGAGGTATTTCCCGCCGAACGCCTGCGAAATACTTTCGGTTACATATTTCAGCCCGTCAGCCATATATCGTTTGTAAATTAATTCCTCTGTGTCGTCTAAAATCTTAGCCTTGACGTACAGCAAGAATCCCTTTACGCTTCTTCCTCTGTATTCTCCTGCGCATCGCCAGAGGGTTCTTCTGCTGCGCTTGCTGGCGCTGAGAAAAAAAGCTGACGTACCTCCGGTTCGTTGACAAGGTCAACCATACCTTTGATAACATCCATTAATTTGTGCGTTTTCTTGTACTCCTCAACTGTCTGTAATTCAAACGCCGCTAAGATTCCGATTACGTCATCTTTGTGTGTTTTTAACAGCCTAGGAGCTGTTTTAGCGCCCCTAGCAAAGATTTTGATGTATTTATCACCTTCCCGCGGCGCAAGTTCCCGGCACAGGCTGAGTGCATCATCATCGTCTGCAATGTTTCCGATATGTTCAAGAGAGTTCGCAATCGCTTCTAAACCCTGTTCTGCTGTTAATTCTGATAATTTCATGCTTTACCTCCTACGCCGCTTCGCCTGTTTTGATATAAACCTCGTAAGGTACTGTCTCTGCGTTCTTAATGCTGTAATGTCCTGTGTATTCGAAATCAAAATTTCCTTTGGATTTATCATCTGATTTAATCTTAAATCCGCCCGTTGAGAGTGCATTCATAATTTTGATTGCGATAAATCCGGCGGAATCCCCGGAATTTTCGTCCGAATAGTCGCCAATCCACCAAATATCCTTAAAATCTTCTGCCTTTAAATCTGCCCTTGGTGTTACTTTGTTTCCCGCTACGTCTGCCGCCGCCATAAAACTTTTAGCCTGTGCGGTATCCACTGTAACGGCTGTGCCTGATAATTTTACTTCGATAGATTCGATTTCCTTGAGTTCCATCGTGTTTTTAGGCACATTATCAATGTCTTCCCCGAAATCCGTAAAGGATGGCTCCGCGCTAAAGCTACAACCGCCGCTGGTTGCCATGAGGATGTTAGTTGCTGTTACGGCACCTGTTTCCGGCTCAAAAGCTGATACAATAATACCGGCGTTAATCTGTATTTTTTTGAAAAGGTCAGAAGGTACCTGCGTATACTTCATTTGCTCACCTCATTAAATAGTTATAAATTGCATAGTTATTACTGTGTATCTGCGTACTATTGACGAGTCAGCCTCATCGACTAAAGGAGTCCAGGGCTGGTCTTGCGACAGAAAAATGATTCCATCATCGCACTTGACCGTGGTTCCTCCTTGCAACCTGTCGCTGATTTCTTTTGCCTTTTTGTTCGGAATTGCCTCTGATTCTGTGTGGTACCATACGTTTACAGTGCTGGCGGCGGCTGTGCCCGTCCACCAGTTGGCTGTAATTGGTTCGTATGTGATAAAAGGAAATGTTGTGTCCTCCGGCACTCTGTTAGACGGATATGCAGTTATGCCGAAGGATGACCAAAATTGATACAGTGCCGCTGTTGGAGTCATGACGTTAACTCCCACTTCTCCGCCATGACCTGTGCTATGTCTAAATTAGACGACGCAGGGGTTTCTTTTTCTCCTGCATTTGATGTAACTCTAAAAATTTTTCCGTCTTTTGTTTTTAATACATCATGATAGCTCAGCTTTACTGTTTTAGCTGTAGTAATTGTATATGTTGCTGTTACACCCTCTTTTTCCGCCACTCTGGCAGACATGGAGGTGTCACGGACTATTGCCGCCTGTATTTTAGCGCCCTCGACCCACTCGGTGATAAATCCACCCTCGCCGTCAGAAGTACGCTTTTTATCCATGAGTATGCAATCTTGTAAAAATTCATTGATTAAACTCATGCCATTTTCCTCCATGGGTTCAGGCGTGCCCTAAAGGCATCTTGCCACGTGTAGGTCTCGCCTTTACTGTTTGTTGCCCTGCTGTACGAATATCCGCCAAACGATTCCGACTGATACGCTCCTAAATTGCCGTTTTTCGCCTGCCACTCGCTGATTTCGTCCACCAGTGACAAAAACGGTTTGGGGATAGCCAGCGGAACAACTACGCCGTTAAAAGTCTCCTCCTGTAACGGAGCAGTATTGCCTTTGTGGTACTGATAAACCCCGTCATTAAAGATAGAGCCGCTTACTAAATAGTACTGCCCATCTTGCAGCGGGAGGCGAATCGCGGTAGTAGAATAACGCAGGTCTTTAGTATCTTCTGTCACGCCTACATCAAAATTAAGCGTGTCAAAAATCCAATCTCCGATTGTTATTTCTCCCGTGATTGCCGCCCCTTTGACCGGGAAGAAATTGTGAATGTGATTCATGATTTCATAAAGCACTCAATCATCCCCTTTTATTTTCCGTTCGAACTTGCTTTCGAAACGGCGCTTGATACTTCCGGGATAGTTTCTGTAGTTCCGACAGTAACTACGCAAACACCGTCAAGGTATTCTGCCCACAGTTTCATCCCCATAATGGCGTATGTTTCGCCTGTGGCGTTTGTATAGTTGCCGCCTGCGTGGAATCCAATCAGATTTGTTTCGCCAGATGTCGTGTAGTCAAGTCCAAGCTTTTTGAAATCGCTGTCGCCTGGATCAATATAATATAAATCAATATTTTCCACCGGTGTTGCGATGACGGTTTTTGCCGGAATATAGTCGTCAGGGAGGAGGAACAATGTGGAGAAGCCGAAGAAGTCTTTGATATACTGTAAACCAAACATTGTCTGCACAGTAATCTCTTTATCTCCTAACCAATCGTAAAAATCCATTACGTTTGCAAATCCTACGACTTCGGTTACATTTCTGTTCATTCCTGCGAATTTATTGAGTACAGCACCTTTTGCGATCGCAAGTGCTTTCTGCCATTTTTTCTGTGTTCCTTTTAATGTTCCTGTTTTTAAAAACGTGTAAAAGTCTTTTAAAACCTTGTTCTGCAGCTCGACCATAAAGGCATCATCTGTCTTTTCAATTGCGACTGTTGCGCCCCATTTTGACACAGATTCAAGAGATAAAGATTTAGCGTATTTTTCTACGACAATATCTTCTCTTTTGCTCTCTACGACTTTAAACTGTGTAAAAGGGATTGCCTCTCCCTCACCCACACTTGCGCCGCCCTGTAAGGCTTCATCCTTCATCTGCGCTTCATAGGTCACTAAGCTAGTGCCTGGCTCTTTTCTGATAGGCTTAAAGATTCCCAAGATGGTTCTTAATGCATCCCAGTTTTTATCAAATCTTGTTACAAAATCAATTTCTCTCGCTTTGAGAGCGCTATCTGTGTTTAACACAGTGCTAGTAGTTACTCCTGCCATTGTCTACTCCTTTCAAAATCCGAAAAGTTCGTGATTTTCCGCAATCGCTTTCTGACGTTCGCCCGCATCCTTAATTTCCATGATTTCTTCCTTGGTCATTTTCCCCGGTTCTCCTCCCGGTGGATTTGATACGTTAGCACCATGAGTCTTTTCAGTTGTAATATAGTCGGCATACGCTTCTTTGATGCCTTTTTCTACCTCTGTTGCATTCTCAAATTTGCCGTCAGTTCCGATTTTTAAATTATCAATAGTTTCTTTTGACGCTTTTAATGCAAGGCCAATTACTTTACTGGACACGCCGGAATCTTCAAGCATCTTTTTGTATGCGGCTTCTTTCGCATCGTACGATGCCTTCTTGTCCTGCTCGGCTTTGTAGTTCTCAAAACCTGCGTGTTCTTTCTCATACTTGCCTTTCCAGTCGTCCTTTTCATAGTCCTTCAATTTCTCCTGGAGGTCTGGGACTTTCTCTGCGTCCTCTTTGTATTTACTAATCTCGTTCTTGAGACCCGTAACGGTTGCAGAGTGTTCTTCGATAATCGCGGAAACCTGCTCGTCTGTAAGTGTCATGCTTTTTAAAAAAGCTCTTGTTAATGCCATTTGATTACTCCTTTTCTTTGAGGGATTTCTTTCCCTAAATGACTTTATATGTAAATCACAGTACTTCGTGATTACTTACTAAATAATTTTGCAGCTTTAAGGGATTTCGCCCCAAATTTGCCGTCAATTTTTAATTTACATTTCGACTGGAAAATACTAACTGCATCTTCTGTCTTTTCTCCATATTTGCCGTCAGTTTCTAATTTCGAGTCGATAGCCCAGTTTAAAAACTTCTGTAATTTTTCAATTTCCCCTCTTGCGCCTTCTAGCACTGTGATACCGTCTAAAAATGTGTAATAGCCTCGTGGTGGCAATTTAGGGAATTTCCCAGTGTATTTAACCTCTTTCGTTGTTTCTTCCTTCTGCTCCACCGCCGGGAAGTCATGATATAAAATATTTAAATCAAACTTGCCGCCGTTGCCGGTTGAAACCTTGGCCGGAAACACGCCAGAGCTGGTATACTGCCATGCCATGAGGTCAGGCACGCTTGCAGGCTTGTAAGATTTGTTCGGCGTTGCCTTAAACGCCATGCGGTTATAGCCTTTGTAATAACGTGCAATCCACCAGTTTTTACAGTTAACTTTGTTTTTATCAATATGCTCCGCAAAGTATGATTTACCAGTGTAAACGCCGAATTTATACCCTCTTGACTCAACGACAGTCTGTGCCGCATTGATAATCTCGGCAATCTTTACTTTACTTAGCCTTGCCTGCACTTTATCCTCGATGTCAAACCAAATGCCGTATTTAAAATGTTTCTTGCTGGCCTTGTCGAGGATGTCGCACACAAGCTCCATGTCCGACTTGGCTTTTGCCACTGTAGTAGCGTATGTGTAGTTATACACGCCCCATGGGATGCCTAACTCCTCACATTTTTTGTAGTTTGCCTCAAACTTCTTGTCTTTGCCTAAATCCTTGCGGATAATCTTAATGATTGCACCATCACAACCGTATTTCTTTACTTTCTTCCAGTCGATTGTGCCGTTGTATACCGACACGTCAATAATTTTCCTCTGTGTCATTTTCTCATCCTTTCCATCTCAGCACGTACAAAATTTTCTGGTTGCCGTTAATAATCCTGTGTATTTTTTTATATATTCCGCCTGCTTTTTTAGTATTGGTGCTAGCCTTTCCGGCGTCCCACCACACCATTTTGTTGTTCTCGTTTATTCCTGCGAAAATATTGGTATGCAGGCGATAAAAGCAAATGTCGCCGGGCTTTAATTTACTTTTATAATCCCGGGGTAATTTATTTACTTTTATCAACCTGTATCGTTTTGATATAGCCGCTTTTGTTCCTGTGCCCTTATAGACAACTGCTCCGTTCCTGTTGCAATAAAACAGTTGTCCCGGCTTGAGGATGCCCAATTGCTGTAGGCAATAGCACACATACGATGCACAATTACTTACCTTTTTCTTCTTTGCGCCTGCCCAGCTATTCGCCACGTTTTGAGAGTATTTAAACTTTTTATCAGTAAAATACTCCGCCGTTTCCTTTGCCTTGACGAGCAAAGACAATCTGTCCATTATTCCATCGCTCCTTTTAATTCATCTGCAATGATTGCTGTGTATTCTTTCGCGTAATTTGCCGCCGCCGGTTTTAAATACGACTGCGCCCTCTGACCGTTTGTGATGTGCCATTGTCCCTTATCGTCCTGATAAGTCCACGGGGTCTTTCTTCCTCCCTTGTAATACACGCCAGTTCCCAGTTCCACATAGGCGGCATATTCTTCGTTACTTCCTATTATCTCTGTGAGATTTTCCAAGTCAGTCCGATGCGTAATGCTATTTCTCAACGCGCCCGTATCGACCGGGCAAAGGTCTTTTGCGTGCCCCTCTGCGGCGGCTCCTGCCTGCTCTAATGCTCTTGCAAGTGCCATCGTGGTCTTGAGTATTACTTCGTCTACATGGCTTACAACATCAATATCCGCCATTATATTCGCCCCCTTTGCGTTGCTAACCATTCGTAATAGGTCATGTCTTCTACAACTTCGTTTCTGCCTGTTTCCAAATTCTTAACGCGTATCATTCGTGGTTGTGCCAGTTCGGCGGGCAGCGCAGTTCGTTGCGTGCATCGACAGTTATAAACCTCCGCCGGGATTCCGCTTGGGTCTCCCGGATACATAAGACCGTTTGAGTAAGCCATGTTAAACGGTACTTCCTCGCCGTCTAACGCTCTGTGACTATCTCGTGTCCTCAAATCTTTTGTCGCTGTCCAATGCTTAACTACATCAATCCCCATCTGGTAGGCTTCCTCGTATGCCGCCTGCCTGCCTCCATTCTGCGCTCCTGTGAATGCTGTGCGGGCGTTTCTAATCGCGGCAGTATGGTTCATACCTGTAACGTCTCGGAATCGCCCTGCGAGTTTTTTTATGCTGTCGCCCTGCAATATTCCTTGCAATAGTGCATTTTGCAATTTCTTCTTGTTCCAACGCACATCTTTGCTTTTTAGCACCCTTCGAGGCGGAAGAATCTTCTGTTTTCTGACCGTTAGTCGCTTAACTGTATGCTCATCAACCAAATTAAAAGCAATATCTCCAATCTCTTTTATCTGCTTATCAGGCATAAGAGATTTAATCATGTACGCCTCAAAGTTATGGTTAAGGGCAATCACAAGAGGGGTCTTCTCATTGATGTATGCCGCGGCAATCTCATTTGACTCTGTCAGGCGCCGCGCCATGTCATCACGGAGTGCCTCCCACCTCTGCCCTCTGCCATACTGATTCATTAACCACGCTTCAAATTCTTTTTTGGTGTACTTCCCTGCCTGGTATGCCGCATATTCTTTGGCATATCGGTTGGAAAATTGTTTAAAATAACTTCTCGCTTTGCCGTCAAGTTCCTTTTCGGCCTGTTTATATATGTCTGTCAGCCGCTTTTCTAGTTTTTGCAGTTCCTGTTCTGTCCACTTGTCGGATGGATACATAGTTATTCATCCCCTTCCGGGTTATCTTCCGGCGTATCGGGTTCAATCGGCTCCGTGTAGCGGTTATATGATTCTTCGTTCAGCTTTGCCAAAATGTCCGGCACTTCTTCCGGTGCAACAAATGGTAATTTTTTCAGGATGGTTTCTTCATCCAGATAATTTGCCGCCTCAAGAATCATATCTGTACGCTCTTTCTCGTTGCTGATTCTGTTCCGCTTAAATTGTGGTTCGTCATCAATCCCCGCAAGCTCCAGAATCTTCTCAATCGCATCGCCCACAAAGTACTCAAAATCATCTGCATTATCATCTAGTGGCTGGTATGCGGCGTCGATATGATCATTTGTTGCTCCGGCGGCTATGGTGTGTACATCCAGCGCCCCGAAGTCCTCATAAATCTCTGACCGCATTTGTGTGAGAAACTCTTTTCTGGCGGTATACGGCGGCTCTTGTGTGTATGCCTGTACCTGCCCTTCCTCGGCCTTTGCGATGTGCTGAAATTTTAGGCGGTCTCTAAACTCTGCCAACTCGTCGTCTGTCATACCGTCAGCGTTGGAGATGAGCCAATACATCTGCGCACAATCGTCTAAATCATTAGCAAAACCACTTTGCACCGCATCGTAGGCATCAATCTTCGACTGCATCCCCCTCAGGGTGCTTATGTGTCGCTTGTTGCCAAACATCGGCACAATGGGGAGAGTGCTATAATTTTCTTCCCCGATGATTTCGGGTTCCAAATTGTTCGCAACCTCAACTCTTTGCCTGTACGCCCGCTTGGGAGCGGTCTCTTTTAACTCTCCAAATTTACTTTCTGCGCTGTAGGTTGTGTAGCCGTCTACTTCGTACAGCACAACCTTAAATGGTTTCTGCTCGTCCAGTTGCCAGAATCTTATGCCCGCCATCAACGCCCCTGTGTCCTCGTCCCACATCGGGGCGAACTGTGTAAGGGGAAATTCGTGCACGTGGTCTACATTCCAAAACAAGAAGGACTGGCCATGGATTAACGCATCGTATGCCGCCTCTTTGATTCTTGTGTCAAACTTTTTGCCCAGCTTGTTTTTAACACTCATGTCATTAAAAAAGACACCGTTCCCTAGACTGTACGAACAACGCTGTGTATTTAATTTGTGGAAGAAATTAGAACATATCCGTGCGTTAGACGAAAAATTATCTATCTTTTTTTGGCCTAGCAGAGTGTAATAAACACGCTGAAACTGCAAGATGGTCTCATTTTCCTGCGCGTCATACTTATCCGCCCTTAACGCCTCTTTATATGCTCCTGTACTCTCGTGGAATTTTATAAACTGATTTATAAATTGCCCTTTGTCTTTTGCGGCAATGAAATCTTGATATGATAGATACATTGTTATCACCCTAGAATTGATTTGTATTGTCTTGTTCGGCTGCGCTTGACGAGTTTTAATGTTTTTACAAGATACCTGATAGCATCCATTGCGTGATCTGACTGTTTTATAACTGCGTCCCTGCCTTTGTCAGCCGCTGTTGGGTCCCATGCATAGATACCAAACTCCTCGATTGTGTGCGTGCAAGACGGGTCAAACGATAATTTGTCTTGTGTCAACATCGTCTCAACATCTGCTATCCCGTCGTTAACAGTGTTATCCGCCTTTTTGACCTTATGTCCTCTACTGCGTAACTCTACGATGAGAGCGGCGGCGGATGGGTCAACAATGACTAAATCATCTTTCTGCTCGTTTAGTGTGTCCTCTAGTCCTTTTACTAGCTCACTAACCGGCTTCATTCGGTTGTTCTCTCTGCCAGAATAGTAGTATTCTTTTATGCAGTGCCAGTTACCGGTATCTACTCTTTTTTGCCAGACCAGGAAGACGGTAGCGTTTTGCATACCAAAATCGCTGCTAACAACTATCTCTCCGCTGGTCTTTGCTTTGCAGACGTGTCTTTCCTCTGAAAACATATCGTACACAAGACCTTCTGCCACTGCCCAGTTGCCCAGTATGTAGCGTTGATACCTGTGTGTCCCGGAGTACTCTTTTATCAGTTCGTCTACTACCGCCGGGGGTAAACAACCATCATGTATGTTGTACGCCTGCTGGAATATATCTGCATCAGAATCCAGAAAGCCTTTAAACCAGTGCTTTGGTCCCGCCGGGTTGCAAGTGCCATCAAAATGACTGTGTGACGTTCTGAGACGGGATTTCAACATTTCGAAAACTTCTTGATTCCACGTTGTCACCTCGTCGCCGTATGCATATTCAATCGTCGCTCCCTGTATTCTTGCAACGTGCTTCTTGTTATCGGCACCTAGTGCATATACCTTTTTGCCAAATAGCTGTACTGTGTTGTCACTGCGTATCTCGCCAACTAGCTCCTCGCCCCATATCTCTCGCATAGGGTCAAGTATGTTTCGCTGTAGTGTGCCTCTGGTGTTTCCCAGCATCACAGCCAGCCCTAATCCTTTTAGATGTGTCAGGCGTTGAGGAATTACGACCGCGTAGTCAACAAAAGATTTCCCGGAGCCTGTTGCCCCAGTCTTTACGTTCCAACGGTGGTTGCAGCCTTGCAAGTATTCCGCCTGCTTGCTAGTCAATGGCACTATCGACACCCCCAAGGATTTCAATAGCTTTCGCCAGCGCTTTGTCGCTTGCGCTCTCTGACTGTGGCTTATCACGCCATTGTTCTGGCTTCCTGTTCTTTAGCCAAAATATCTGTGCTGTTGTATCTGGCGCAACGTGCTTCTTTGTTACTTTTCGCTCCGTCATTACCCCGCCTTCGTACTTTTCACTCGTCTCCTCGTAGCTGTATCCTAACGCCCGTTGCAACAGGCTTTTTTCCACTTGCCTGTCCACAACATCTTTTCCCTTTTTTAAGGTATCGGCTAAAATTGGAAATTTTTTCTTCCATGTATACAAGGTATCTGGGTTGATGCCGATGTTTGCCGCAATCTCTTTGTCTGTGCATCCATCTCGCGCCCATCCCTCTATTTTTAGCAACCCTTCTTTGGTCAGCCACTCCTGGTATTTACTTATCCCATTTGGGGTCACCTCCTAAATACAACCATAACCCCGTAAACAATCCATTACGGGGTTATATGAAAGGAAAGAAAATATGAAAAAAATCGTTTACGCCAGTTGCAATAATGCAACTAAATACAAGTATAAGGAATTGCACCTTAACAGCCGCCGGGGTAAGACTAATAAAGCGGCTGGTCTCTAAACACTTGTAGACCCGCAACCTGTATGGAACGTAAGGCACCGTGGGATAGGCGTCTTGCGTACTCTCTTTTACGCGGGTGAGAGTTTACACTTTTACCACAAAAAGATAGAGGAGGTTATGTCTCACAAAAAGTTACCAGTCTCGTCCGTACAAGTGTATTGTACGGCATTTTTTAAGCCATGTTAGACAAACATAAAAAAGAGAGGGAGATAATTCTCCCCCTCTAATATCCTGCATATTTCCCAGCCAAATTAGCAAAAGCACTAAGCCATCTGCGTATAGTCATTTCTGCATATCCGAGCTTATCCGCCGCCCCTGCTATCGTGTATCTATCCTCAAAATACACTAGATGTACAGCTTTCATTCTGTCCTCACCGTTGTCCATGCCCTCTGTCTGCTTTATCGCCTTGTTAATAGCGTACATCCATAAGGCTGACTGGGCTGTATTTTCTGCAATCAGTTTATCTGGGTATTTTTTTACCTGCTTTACTGCGTGTCCATACCAGTCGTGTTTGGGATTGCTCAATTTTCTTACCTCCGCGTAATCATCGCTAATATCATCATTACTGCTGCATAAATCTTATCTTATTTTTCTTCTGCCGCCATCCATTCCAGCAAAGCAATCGCTGCCCATATTATGGGCATCACGTTACTTATCACGTTATTTACTGTACTCATATTACTTCCTCCATAGATCACTTGCTTTCCATGCAAACAGCAAATATATTATTGCCAATATAACTGTTCCACAAATCTTTTCGCCCATATTTACTCCTTCAACTTTCTTCTTATTTCTTTTTCATTGTCTACAGTCATTGCTACATCAAATATGCTCATCGTTCTATCTCCCCGTTTCTTCCAACTTTTTTAAACCTCACTCTTTGTAACGCGTCAGGGTACTTTGTTGTATTGACTCCCGAAAAAAAATGTTTTAAATTTCTACTCCATGTAAGCTGGGAAGGTGTAAAGTCTTTGTATATTACTTCTATTTCAAGAGACTCGGAATTTACTACAACGTCCGTTACGATATATAATTCTCCTTTGAAGTGCCTGTATATACAACCAGCCATTTCTTCTTTCAAATATTGAGCGTCCTTCTGAACTTCCATTACGTCGGTAGAACGCCCTGTATCATATACAGTAGTTAACACCTTATGCCTCCTCCAATTCTCCAAAAACTTTTTCGTAAGCCTCTAAATCATTTAATAACAAGATTTGTTTCGCCTCGTCTTCACTCAATACTTTAGTTGACTCTGCTCCATTCGACCACTTTGCCACACATAACCAATTCCCTTTTTTGCTTTTGTATATTTTAGCTTTTAGCACAATTCCGAATCTTATCGAAATTTTGCACTTGTAGGAAATCAGTTCCATTTTGTCTGTGTTATATTTTAATTTAGTTTTTTCATCTACAAATATCATTTTTTCCCTCCTAAATATGCTCATGTGGTTTGACTGGTTCCCAGTGTTTTTCAGCTTTCTGCTCAACTAATCGGTTATACCGTTCCACAAATTCGTCCTCGCTTATATTACCTTGCATGAATTTTTCTGATATGCTCACGTAGGTGTCTGGTTTTGTTGCGCCATCATCTTTGCAAGATACCATTTCTTCATCTCTTTCTCTTTTTCTATCTGCATTTCGGTAAGTTCTATTTCATTATCCACCGCCTTGACTGCATTTACAACATACCTCTGTTCTTCCTCCTTTTCGTGCCAGTCAAGTACGAAATGTTTTAATGTTTCAAATTGTAAATTAATTGTTGTCCGGTATTTTCGCAAAAACTCAGGAAACTTATTGCAGATAGCAATGTGCAAGTAATCCGCGCAAATTCCTTCGTTTGGTTCAAACACTGCGTATCTTGTATCCAGTGTATTGTCATTTTTTAATTGGCCTACATACTCATCCGCAGCACTTAATTTTACATAGCAACTCCCTGCCGTATATATTTTTCCAGCCACCGCACGTTCTACTTTGCATATCTCAAAAATATTGACTTTTTTACATTGCATTTTCATAATCCTCTAATGTCATTTGCCTGAAAGTATTTCTTGTATTCTGCGGATTCAGTAATTTTCTATGTTCTTTTATAACGTTCATATCCCTTTTGCTACTTACCAGTTCCCCCAGCATTTTGTACAGTTCTTTTCTAGTTTTCCTCTCTTCATTTTCAATTTTTTGCAGTTCTTTAAGAAGCGTTTCCATGTCTGGTAGGGGCTCTGGTTCAAACGTATCTACATATCTTGGAATATTTAGATTGTAATCATTATATTTTATTTCCTGATAAGAGGCTACGTAAGCATATTTTTCTACATCTTTACGTGCAAAAAAAGCATCGGTGACATCTCTTATCTGCTCCTGCGACATGTCGTTTTGTGCTGATTTCTTTTCAAGTCGTCTTGATGCGTCAATGAAAAGAATATCTGGAGAATTTTTTTCTAAAATTAGTAAAAATACCGGGATTGCTGTATTTAAAAATAACTTATCCGGTAATCCAATTACAGCACTAATCCAGTGCTCTTTAACAAGCCATTCTCTAATTTTTCCTTCTGCCGCTCCTCGAAAAAGGACACCATGCGGAAGTATCGCAATCAGCCGTCCATCATCTTTTAAATGTTGTACACCGCGCAGTATAAATCCGTAATCGGCTTTGCTTTTCGGAATTTTATGTCCCATGATTGGCATCTCGTCCGCTTCTGGGAATTTCATAGAGTATGGTGGATTCATAATTATATTATCAAAGCATCCCACTTCTTCCGGTTCTACTTGTTTTGGGATACTTATATCATTATTTTTTTCTAAATGATATGTTTCCATTATATTTTCCCGTAAACAATCCGCCCGGCTAATACTTCCTTGCAGTCCATCAATGCAGGCATCTAGTAAGGCAAACGGAATTGTACGCTCACTAAATTCCTGTTCGCATATTTTTACGCCATACTCTTTTGCGACTGCCTTGCTTAATGCTCCCGTTCCGGAGCACATATCCAGTACATTGCCCGGCTTCATCATTTTTGCGACCATGGTGCAGATGCAATCCGGTGTAAAATCCTGTTTTAAGGTTTTTCTGTCTCCCTGCTCTTGCTGGAATATATCCCGGATGTCATCGTGCGTACTTTTTTTTACTAGCCTTATGATACTTTCTGCATTATCAGACAGTAATGCATCCATAATTGCATCTGGAAGCTTATATGATTCGGATACATGAAATATATTAAGTAAAGTTCTCTTCGAGTCCATAAAACCACTCCTTTCTTGCACGTTCCAATTTATCTATTCCCCCTTATTCTTCCGCACGCTTTCGTCCACTCCTTCACAAATCTCTTTTCCGCCAAGTCGCTTGGGAAAAACTTTGTTTTTTTTGTTTTTGTTTCCTCTGTTTCTTAACTCCCTTTCTACGGCTTCAATTTTCCCCCTCGATTTGGGTGTTTTGCGCAGTTCGGTCATTGCTTCCCTTAGTTCCTGCTCTGTGCATTCTACTAAAAATGCAGCTCGGTCAAGGCTTGGCACTTCGTATAGTTTTTTCGCTATTTTGTTTTGTATTTTATTAAATTCTTCATCTTTCAGTCCGTATGGCATTTTTACTCCTCTTCCTGATTTGTACTCTGCTTACAAAGCTTTTCTACTCTCTTTAAATATCTAAGTTGCTGCTGTATATATTGGTCGTTGTCTTCCCCTCCAGCCGCTCGCCAATCTGCAATCCTCTTATCTACATCCTGGAGAACAGACGCCGGTATAAACTCAAAATCTATGTCTTCTATGCTAAGCTTTTTCATCATTTAACCTCTTTCTACTCTTGCTGTTTAAGTGTCCACTCACACGGTAAGACCACATCCTGACCATTCTTTGTAAAAAACGCAACCTTCGCAACTTTGATGAGATTCACAATATTTTCTAAGTATTTCCTCAGACTTTCGTGCTTCTTCATCCTCAGACTTTCGTGCTTCTTTATCGGAAGTATCCATTAACTCTTGCTCCCTATAAGCTTGTAATTCTTTTAACGCTGTGGCGATTTTGGCAAGTTCAAGACCTGTGAACCCTCCGTTTTCTTTAAGCTGTTTTAATTCCGTAGGAGTACCGATATCTTCATATTCAGCAAGCTTTTTTAATACAGTCCTCATGTCCTCTGTTGTCATTTCTGCAGGAACTGTATCTTCATATTTTCCTTTTGTATAAACAACTGTTTTAGTTAATACCTTTGTTAATCTCTCCATCTATTCTCATTCCTTTCTGTTTCTCACTTTACAAATAAACTGGTTATTATTTCTTGTGCATAATGGTTTTTTTGTCAAGTATCTCTTATTTTTCATGTTATTTTGTAAATTTCCGCTTATATATGCTCATGCAACTCCGGTGGTCCAAACGACTGAGGTTCCAACTCCATCAAAGCATTATATCTCTCAACATGCTCATCCGGTGTGATTTCATCGTTCATAAGCTCCTGCTCCAGTTTGCCATATTCGATATCTATCCTCTCTTTAAATTCCTGGCGGCTTATTTGTCCTTTGATAAGCATTTGTTCTAATATTCTGTATTCGTGACTCATAATTTACTTCTTCCTCTTGTTCACCCTTTTCGTATGCTCCGCCACTCTCTTGCAGCCGGCTTTCCATCTCTGGTAAGCTTTACCTTGCTTACATGGCTGATTCATTCCCTCGCAACGGTCTCTTTCGGGACATTTCACGCATGGATTAATCATCTGTTTGCTCCTTTCATGAAATCACCTAATGTTCTATTTTTCCAAGGTGTTTCTTTTATGTCCTCTGGTTTGTACGGTTCCGGCAATGGCATCCACGCACTTGTGAAATATCCTAAAGACGCATATGTTCTGCCTGTAAATGGAGCATAAAAAGCTCCTCCCTCATCATCTACTTTCCAAGTACCTACAAGTGGATTCTGCTTCTCATTTGCAAATGATAACAATACATGTTCCCCGTTCTCGGGTGTTTTTTCTTCTAACGGTATCCATTCACAAATTTTAGGCTGCTCTTCAATCAGCTTAATTACGTTTGTGCCTACAAGTAATCTCTCTTCACGTTCCTTAATGAGTCTTTTTTCGTCAATCATCTCTTTCTTCTCCTTTCTGCAGCTTTTCGCATATCTTCCCAATCCTTTCTTAAGTCTTCTGGAAATACTTCCGGATTAACTATTTCTTTTCTGGCTTCCAGCTCTGCTCTAATAAACTTTTGTTTTGTTGTTTCTGTTTTTGCCTTTTCTAAGAGATGCAATGCAGTCTCTAAATCTTTCTCGGTAAACTTAGGATCGCATAGGAAAGATGCTATATAAGGAGGCTCTGCGTCCAAATCATGAAGGCTACGCTCAATAATTTTTCTCACGTTATCCGTATAAAGTTCTAACGGAATATCTATCTTAACTTTCTTCATTGTTTCCTTTCTCCCCGACAGAAGTCGGGGAATCAATGGCATATAGCTCCGTGTTGTATCATGGAGCGGTCAACAAGTTACTGCAATGTGTATCTATCCTTAACCCCGGAGGGTGTCCAGCTTTAATATCTTACCCAGTCAAACGGCAATTTATTTACTAGCAGGCAAGCCGCGCCCTCCTTTCCTACCGCAAAAAGGCAATTTCGGCAATATTTATGCTCGTTGCAGTACTTCTTGAGTATTTTCGCCGCTTTTCTTGCTTCTGAGTCTCCTGTTTTTTTCATTACGCCACCTCCCTGATCGTGATGCCATACCGTTCAAGCATCAGCTTTCTCTTGATGATGTATTCCGGATTTTTTCTTGTGCGCGGGGATTTTACATCCTCGACAATAATCTTGCCTTCTTTGTCTGTATATCGGAAATCTGCTGTATATGATACGGGGCGCTCTGTAGTGCCGTCTTCTCGCTTTTGGCTGCCCACAAGTATGTATCTCGGCTGTCGCTCTAATCCTGTAATTTCCCCTGCCTCTTGCATCGCCGCCAATTCTAAATAACGATGCATTTCTCTCTTGCTATCAAACTTCCCATCTTTCGTAAAAATCTTTTTATTTCTAAATTTGTTCACAGATAATTCCTCCCAAATGTTTTGATAAATTCTTCTCTCGTTCCGTCGTTCTCTTCCCAGTACTTCTGCGCCAGCTCCTTGAGGTACCTGTCTAGCGGTCCGTTGGGATTACGATGTACCGCCTCACCACCGTTGGTATGGTGATTTAAACACAAATAAACTGTAAAACCATACTTTTCGGCTTGTTTTCTGTTGCTACTGCCATATAAGACATGATGCCTATGTAAATTTTGAGTCGTCTTGCAGAAAAAACACTCTTTTTTTGTTTGTAGTACGCTATTCATTGCTAGAATCCTCGCTTGCGAAATGATATTCCATTAAATCAGCAATCATCAGATATTCCTTTGCTATTTTTCCGCTTCTTGTTTCTTTTACCTGTTTTCTAAATTCTTCTAAATCTCCATGGAAGCACCCGCAATTAACCATTATTTTTTTATTTTTGCCCCTATAAAAAGTTGTGCAGCGGAATTCTGTCCCGAAGCCTTGTATCAGCGCATAATCTGCGTTGCCGTAAACCCATGCGTTGCCGGAAATCTCTGCGTTGCCGGAAATCTTTGCGCCGCCGTAAACCTTTGCGTTGCCGGAAACCTTTGCGTTGCCGTAAATCCATGCGTTGCCGTAAATCTCTGCGTTGCCGGAAACCTTTGCGTTGCCGTAAACCCATGCGTTGCCGTCTTGTGATACATTTTCTTCTTTTTCCACGTATCCGCCAAGTTCTCCAGCCTTTACGTTTCCAAATTCAACCAGTGCTTTAATTCTAAATAACTTTATTCCAAACATATTTGTAATAAATTCTGTTGTTAATTCAAATTTTTTCATTTCTCTTCTTCCTTTCTCGGCTTCCATTTTCCTAGTATTTGTTCCAGCTCTCTTGGTGTTAGCGTTTCAATCCCTAAGTCTTCCGCTTCCTGTATCGTCCCTTTGATTAGCTCGCTCATTTCCCGGCTGTCGTAGGTGTGCGAACCTCGCATGAGCCTGTAAAACACTACCTCTTTGCCTTTTTCTAGGCGCCGTCCTATCGCAACTGTGTGAACGTCCTCTTTTTTGTACATGATGTCGGTTGGAACGTTAGTTTTTAAAACTGCTATGTCTCCTTTTATCAGCTCCGGCTGTCCGTATCTGCCTATCATTAAATTTTTGGCTTCCGCCTTGCTCGTTCCGACTTTCTCCGCTATCTTGGTGATCAGGACGTGGAAATAGGCGTTTGCCGACAAGCTTCTTTTCTTGCGGAACGGTTTAATTATTACGGACAGTTTTTCCAACTTTTTCAGCTCGTCCACGCCCTTTATAAACCGCTCCGCCTCGTTGATTTCCAGGGTAACCGTTATCTTTTTGCTAAAATAATCCACCGCTAAGTTTTTATTTTTCCAGTTAAATCCATGCTATTTCAGTCCTAATTCCTTCATGGCTTCGGCATATTGTTGTTGTGTCGTCTGATACAATGATTTTAAACCTCTTTGACTTGCCCATTCTTTAATCTGGGCTTCTGTCATTCCTTTCTTTTGCATCAGATCATAGAGCCGTTTCGCTTCTTTCTCTGTGACAACCTCGTTGCATTTGTATTCGTCTGTATCCGCGTCTTTCGAGTCGTCCAGAAGAAACAAACTATTTAAGGCGTATTTCCTCGCGTAGCTCGATGCTGACCCGGTAACTTGTGCTGCGTCCATCTTTTTTTTGCTTTCCTCCTCCCTGGCGTATGCTGTAGTGCGAAAACTGCCCTCGCTTTCTATGTCTTTTAAAATCGCTGTCGCCTTTATGTAAAATCGGTTGCCCAGCATAATAACTTCGTCGTTTACGGCTAATATTAAGCCTTCCCTGTCCAATAAAGGCTTTACTGCCTCATAGATGTCCTCTAAGCTCCTGTAACTATAGCCGCCATACTCACTGTATTTACTCTTAGGTACCTTTAATTCTGCCTGAATTTTTTGTAACTTTGTGTAAACATCTCCCATCTTTCTTACCTCACGATCACGCTCTTTGAGGTCTCAAGATGCGCCCCTGTGACCTCTTTCCCGGCTTTAATCGCCTTTTTAATCGCTGTCTTGTCTGCCTGTGGCTCTGGAATCCTGATGTATTCCTCTGTCAGGCTGTCTAAGTCGTCAATAGTCACAGACTCGTTGCTCTTGTAGAACACGCTGACTCTTGCCGTCTTGAGCTTTTCGCCGTCAAGAGCATGGGACAGATAGTCCTTACACCTCTGTGCGGCGTTTCGCAAGCTTTTCTTCTTCCTCCTTGATTGCCTTTGCTTCTGCGGCATAATTCTTCACCGCCAGCGCGATTCCCTCCACTTTTTTGTCTCTCTCGATGTTGAGAGCCTCAAGTTTTTCAAGGTCGATAATTTCTCCTGTCTCCTCGTCTACGCAGTCCATAATTGCACTGTCAATCTCATATAGTGTCATTGCTCTAATTCCTCCTCATATCTCTCGTATTCGTTGTAGTTTGCCGCACCTCGTTTGATTGCTTTATGTGCTGTTCTGCACTCATATTCTGCCTCAAGGTGCTATGTCTTTAAGTACTCTCTAGCCGGGTCAAATCCTCGTTCCATTTCCTGTCCCCCACGCCTCTTTAATAGCCTTACTCAGTTCGTTGTAGCCTCTGGCGTATGCCTCTATCTTTTTCATGTCGTTGCTTCTTTCAACGCCCAGTCTAAATAACTCAAGCAGTCCCTGTGCCACCTCTTTGTCTTTGACAGCAATCGTGACTTCTGCCGGGATTACTCCTTTCCCCATCACTTTATCGTCATATTCCTTCGCCTGGAACCATGTCGCATTAATCATTGCATCCATAACCTAACCTCTCTTTCTTTCCTGCTATCCAATCCCCTAACGCTCCCTCGCACTGTTCCGGGGTATAATTTTTATTATCCTGCTCTAACCGCCCAACTATTTCTCCCAGCGTGGGTAGTTCTGGTGCTGTTTCTTTTCGTTCTATCGCTCCCGCCGCTTTTATCATTTCTTGGAGTTTCGGTGGGTACTTGTCTATCTCCTTTTGTGCTTCTAACGCTGCTCTGTAGCTTCTGAGAAAGTTTGACTGTATGACCGTCTGAAAGTCCGCTGAATCTACTACCGCCCAGTCATGGAGTGTCTGCGGCGTTCCTACTGCCTTTTGCAACGTAGGGGGCAGTTTGTCAAACTCCTCTCTGTAGCCGTAAATCCCATTACTGCACGCCTTTGCCACTGTCGCCCATGCTACCTGCTCGCTCAGGTAGCTGCTTTCTGTCTTGAGCTTACTGGCACACTCCAAAATATCTGCTGGCGTTGGTGGAAACTTGCCGGTTGTCATGTACATCTGTGCCGCTACGCTTATTGTCTGGTAGTCGTTATTTTTACCTACCAGGCGGTACCACATATCTAACGCCTGTTCGTTGGGAACAAATCCCGGAGCCGTGTAAACGGTTTTTAGTGCGGCTACGATTTTAGAAAACTCCGAAATCGTCATACATTCCGCCTCCCTCCTGTTCTTTCTGTGCTGCCCAGTGCTGTATATCTCCGTACAGCCGGTCGTTAATGTTCTTCGTGCTGTCGTTACCTGTCTTCAGCTCAAAAAGCCCTAGCCACTCTTTATCCAACGACTGGTCTATAATCTGTTTCATCAGTCCAACATCACCGCCAGATAATTCATGCAACTTTTTGAGTAATGCTTTTAAAGCCCTATCCGTCCGAACTGGTTTTCTAATCTTCTTCCGCATGGAAAGAAATTCCAAAAACTTATTGTTTAGTTCCTCGTCGTCAAAGTATCTCGCGGGCGTGCCTTTATCTTTAGTATTATTACTAGTATTATTATTAGTATTATATATATTAGTATTATTGGTGGTCATTTTGACTATACCCCCATGGTCATTTTGACTACACCCCATGGTCATTTTGACTATACCCCCATGGTCATTTTGACTACACCCTGTGGTCATTTTGACTATAGGGGTGTCAGCTTTTTCGTGAGCCATATAGCGGTTAAATTTCACTCCGCTAATCTCCTCTACTCTCTTTTCAACTATTCCTCGGTCTACAAGTTTTTCAATACTTCTTTGTGCAGTACTTTTTGATATACCAAGAAATTCGGAAATATATTTCAATGACCCCTTAAATTCTGATTCGCCATCCTGCGAAAAGCCGTAAATAAGGGAATATGTGAGGAGTTCATTCCCCTTTAACTGTAAATCTGATATCATCCAATCTTGAATAACGATATATGCCATGTCTACCTCCTATCTTGACAAATCGCCAAGTCTTTTGTAAAATCTAGTTATGATTTATTTGGCAAGAGCTTAATGGTAGGGCTCTTCCTTTTTCACTTCGTGTTCTACGCCGTCTTTATCGGTGTAAAACACTTTGTCATACTCTACACCTTGTTGTCGTCCTAAAAGGGTGTAGAGTAGTCTAGCAACATACTCTGGTCTCGGAGGTTCGTTCATTTTTTACTCCTCTCTTTTCGTAAGTTCCTGACATTGCAAGAATTTATTAATAAAATATTGCTGTCCCTTACCCGTGACTTTAGTTGTCTTGGTGATGATATTTTCACCCGCTCCGTTAATGTAGGAGCCTTCCTTGATTTCAAACAATCCAAGCTCCATACCTTTCTGGGTTGGCATGTTTCTGCCTGACACACGTTTGAGTAGAAAGCCATTTTCACGCATCCAAGAAAACAATCTTCGTTGTCCGATTTCGATGCCGTTCTGTTTTAACAGCTTCGCAAGCTCACCAATCAAAATTGAGGTCTGACTTGCTGAAACGGCATCTGCAAACACTTCTTTCGGTCGCATACGCTCAACGTTTTCAAGCAAAACTGCATTGTCAGCTTTTAAAGATTCGATGGTTTTGTCAGCCATTCTCAAAGCTCTTGCAAAAACTTGTTCCGGCGTGTTCCATGCTTTTTCTAAGTCGATGAAATACTGACGAATCAGTTTCCCTTTTTCTGTTCTGGACATTAAACAAATGTGTTTTGCCATATCTACAGATAACTTGTAATCGTGTAAGTCTCTAATCTGTACCCCGCCGTTGTTCTGAACCTCCGTACTCACAAGTACGCTGGTGAAATCTTCGTTTTCAGCAAACCCTTGCGAATTTACTTCAAACCACGCTGAAAATCTTTTGCTTACGCCAAGGGCACCATGTAAATCTCTTGCAGAGACAGTTGGTTGCTCTGTATCATAGTTGACAGGAATTAAATTTTCCAT